TATTAGTTACGATATTTGTAATACTAACGTCGTGCACTACAGTTTCCTTAGTGTGCTTTGTAATACCAGTACCTGCAGTACCTCTACGCAATCCACTAATTGTATTTGCTCCATTATCAACGTTACGATACGTGATACGTTCGCCGTCAATTGTTAAGATACCAAATGTACCTAATGTAAGGTTAGGAACTGTTAGATTACTAACGTCATTTAAGTATATTGTATCGTCTGTAATGTTTAAATCACTTACAAGATTAACTTTCTTTAAACAACATGTATTAATTTTGTACATTGCTGAATTTCCGTTCATGTCCTTAAATATTTTAAATGCTAGTGCATCAGGAACAATATTTCCAGTCATACTAGTAACAGTAACTATATCCGTTGGTCCAATTAATTCGCCAGCAAGTAACAATTGTGTACCCGAAACAGAATAATCAACTCCATCCAACAGTACATTGCCATTTAGTGTAACCCATAATCTATAACCAACAACAATAGTTCGTCCTAAATCAAATAAGTTTATATCAGCACTCGATGTACCAACAAAATCAAATCCAACTGAGTCAAAATCAGAAGCATCAAATAAATCAATTACAGGAGTAGTAGTAGTAGTTGGACCTTTAAACGAACTTGTCAATAAGTCAATTTCTTCTGTGTCGTTCCACGTAGTAACATCAAGTTCGTCAATGCCTGCAATAGTGATGTGCGGTTTTACTCTTAGTACAGACGAACTATCAATTGTATAATCTGAAATAGTATTTACATATACATCAACTACTGCATTCGTAGCAGGAGCAGTTGTAAATCTAACTTCCTTATATGTAACAGCACCAACAACTACTGTAATAACTGTGTAATCTGTACTGAGTGTTTGTTTAATCCAACCGTTAAAAACAACAATCTCACTATTTGAAACTAGTGTGTGGTCTACACCACCAACAGTAGGAAGTCTAAAGTCAGTTACTACGCCGTCACCTGCATAGCGTTTTGCTTCAGGCGGGCGTAGTCGTTTTCCATTGTGCTCTACAATGGCATTTTGCTTATTTTTATCATCTGTATAAACTACACTTAAATCGTAATCAGACGATACGTTATCTGCGGTTAATAAAGCAGTATCTGCTGTGTACTCTGTTGTATCCGCGCCGTATGGACTAAAATGTGTAACAATTGGATAAGTGTAATTGTGCTGTGTTGTTTCAAAGCCAAATACAGTAACCGAAATAAAGTCGGTTCCGCTGTAAGTATCTGTAAAACTAATAGTTGTATTAGTGCTATTAACAAGTGAAACTTTATCAACAGTAATAGTAGATGAATCCGCAGTTTCGAGAATTGAGTCAACTGTAATGGAACCATCCGACGACGAAGTAAATCCATCTTTTAATTGCGTGCCATTAACTAGAATTACTATATCGTAAATGCTTTGTGATTCAACTGGAATAGTTAAACTGTTTAAGACCTCACTGCCAACGTACGTGTTTCTAAATAATTGATTACCACCGCCAATTTCATAAACAAAGATTTGAATATTGTCGCCGTCGAACGCCGCGTTCGTTACAGTAATTGTTTTATTAACCCAATTAACAGTGTAGTCTTCGTCCAAGTGTATTGATGTACGTGTTGATGTATTAACAACCTTGATAGTAATTGGATGTGCTACTACGTTATCGAAACTAAGAGTTGGCGATGAGTGCTGGTATTCATGTAGCACGTACTGGATTTCAAATGCATGTCCATTGCCTTGATAATCAAAGCCAGGTCGTGTGTGCACCGATAAATCCAACGTGTCAAACATACTACCAGGAATTAATTCTTCTGGAGAATGGCTACTGTATGTGTCGACAAACCCACCGCCGTCTGCATTAATATCCTCGGGGCGTGTTCCCAAGTACAAATCGTTGAATGAACTGCTGTATTCCGTGTCTAAAACACCATCACTATACGATGTACTACCATCATCATCAACTTCAATCACATCATATGGGTCAACATCAAATGGGAGTACTGAGAATCCTGCACTGTTATTGAAATCCAAATCTTTAACTATTACACCTGGATAGTCAATACCATGAATTAATGCCGATAAATTTAACCCAATGTCATTTGTGTTGGGGGTGTAGTAACCCATTGTCCTGTCCGATGCGGTCAATGTGCTTGAATCAACTATAGTGAAATCATCTAACGAAAACTTCGTCTTAAATGCACGAGTAACGTTATGCGTGTAAACTTTGTTATTATATCTTACTAATTGGTCTGCGTCGTAAACCGTATCGTACGAATCAACAGTTAATGCCGATGTATTATTGTCTGCACTAAGTGTGTTTGTGTCAATAGTTGTACTTAATGTAGTATTACTAACCCAATCAACAACAGTCGCAGTGTATTCGCATCTGTCGTATTTAATTGTAGTGTTTAAATTTCTGACCAACGAATTTTGCATTACAGGAGTGACAATAGCACCATTACCATTTCCACTGATTGTAATTACGGGAGTTGATGTATAGCCAATTCCTTCTGTACTGACTACTATTGCAATTATTTGTCCAGAGTTATTAATTCTAGCAGACATAGTGGCTTGCGTTGTTGCACCACCTCCACTTACAGTAACTGTGGGGATTTGGGTGTAATTAATACCTGCATTTACAATAGTTGCACTTTTGATAGACAGTGCTCTGTTATTGTACCAACTATCCCAAGGCGACAATTTCCAAATGTTGTGGGCAGGGTCTACCATACCCACACCATCATCGTCAAAATTACTTTGGTCAGATTTTAAAATAACACCATCATAATCTAATATCGGGTTGATGAATTTATCAAATGATTCATCATAATATGTGGGGATATCAAAATCTGCAATATCCGTATTGTATTGGTCTGTACCATTATATTTTAATAAAAACTCTTTAATCTTAGTATGATATGGTTTAGATTCTGTAATATATTTTAAAAGGAAGTCTTGGTCATCTTTTTTATATGTGTTGTATTGTTCTAAATCACGAACTTTGTGCTCAACATCAATTAAACTTGTTTTATATAACCAATTGACGTCATCTTGTTCAGCAAGAATATAATTAAATATTGATACTAATAATTTATTACGTTCCAATAGAAGTTCACCATCCAATATACTTTCGTTGATTGCCCTAATGATATTTCGCAATTCATTGCCACCCGTACCTCTATCTGCGGAATTGATGATAGAGTCCACGGTGAACGTGCTAGAATCTACTGTTATACTATCTTGCGTTGATGTGCCACTCCACAATGATTCATTGAACGTTATGGTGCCATCTTCCAACCCAACCCGAACCCAATACCCATCACGTAATTGATAGATTTCAAATTTACCATTACTATTACTAGTTACATTAACGTATGATTTGTTTGGTAAAGATAACGATGTTAATTTGGACGAGTCACTAATAACTTCCTGTGCTATTGCAGTTTCTGCATCAGTATCTTCGTACCAATCAATATAACTCCATGCACGTGTTGTGTCGTATTCTTGTACTCGAATTAATTGCAATTTTGGACCATCTATTACTTCATATATACTCCATCCACCATTATTATCGGTATCTGTCGTTACTAGGTACTTGTATCCGATAGCAACAATGTCCAAATTTTGATAATTCAACTCTGCTAAATCTTGTATTTGTAAATCCCATGTGTTTGATGATACTTTTGGGATTGCTTCTTCTGAATTTAATAACTTGAATTTTGTGTTCGTTGAAATTATATGTTTCTTTAATATCGCATTGACTTGTGTTAAATATTCCTCTAACGCGCCAAAGCGATTTTTGAACATCGATTGTCTCGGTCGAAACCCAATGCCGTTTTTTTGCACATCGTTTAATTTGTAATCTGGTACCGATAGACCAATTTTATTACCACCAACAAAACTATCTTGTAATTTTTTATAATTACTGTCGTTTAAAAAGTCATTTTTATTATTTTCCTTAATCAAACTGTACTCATTGAATACATCACCTTCTGAGTTCGTGTGTTTGTAGGAAATATGCATTATCGAATTGCTGATAAACTGCTGTGAGTTATATATACCAACCGTACTATTGTTTATAAACGCAATAAACGATATACCACTAGTAAAAGGGGCTTCGATGTATTGTTTAATCGCATTTATACTTAATGATTTGCTCACATCAATGGTTATTGAATCTGTTATCCAAAAATAATAACATTGAACGATGGTATTCGAATTATCAATACTTGATACAGTTGTGAATGAGTTTAAATCAACAACGGTGCCATCTCCTTTGTACTGTGATGGGTGGATAGTGCTCTTAACCCATTGCCTAATATCAATTGTACTACCAGGAAACAAGTTACCCCAATTATTACTTGAATAAGATATGTCAGATTGATTGTAATCTAAGAATCTTGCATTTGAAGTGTCCCACCAAATTTTACCAACATGGTCTTCTCCCCAAACAGTCCCCCCTGTGTTTGTTCCTTGGTTATACGACGCTGGGTCAGTAGGTGTACTATAATTAATATTTTCATCCGCAATACCAAGTATCTTTCCGTTTAATGGGTCGATATAATCTAAATTCTGAATTACTTGATTAGTATCTTTGTCGAATAACAATGCTTTGTTAATAAGAGTGACATCTACGGTATCTTGCTCCTCATGCAACATAGCCCATGCACCATCACCATCTGCGGTTATTATGTCATTATCTGATGTAACCAATGCATTATCTGACAATATATTCCCAATAACATCATATTTTTGATAAACTGCGTGTTTATTATTCTCATTTCTATTAACCCACACACGAGCACCAATTGGTAGAGTATCATTGTAATCATCTGTCAAATTGATTTTACTTTCCACTCTAATAGAAGTTAATTTATACACAAATCCCAATTTATGGTCTGCTTTATATAAGTCACTATCTGCAGTGAGTGAACTGTCCGATGCTATATTAACAAATGCATCATCGATAGTTCCTACTAAACGAACCACCTTGGAATCAATCACCTTCTCCACTGTGTATGCACCATTAACCAAAATACTAATATCTTGAATTATCATTCTATCATGGGTTACAAAATCGTGGTTATGGAAGAATGTCACTTCTATCACACCATCCACCGGCAAAATAGAACTAATATTACTATGAATATCGGTTCTATACACATTCCAATCATGTGGAGTATCCTTGGCAACCCAAATTGTTGTTCCTGACGACAAATTTGCCATAAATGGAATTCCAGCAGCGCCGTTCAAATCAGAAATCTCGTATAACGCAATATCAACATCACTTGTACGAACGTGTCCTGCTATTGGTAAATTAGTATCGGTTAACTCACTTGTTCTAATAGGGAATATATTATTAGTAGTATGCGTTACACTTTGGTTATACACATCCTTTACTTTAATCAATTGATGAGTTTTTGTAGTGATGTTATTGTTACTAACTACTTCAATAATCGATGGATTATTTTGTAATTTAGAATTATCTAATTCAAAATCAACGAATGCTGTATTGTCACTATTACCAAAGGTTGCATCTCTAATCGCCCAATTTTCAAAAATCTCATAATCTGTGACTTTCTTGTCGAATTTAACATTGTGAAATGCACTTGTACTATTTGATGTTCCTTTGCTAGAAATAAATCCATTGTAAAAATTAACTTGACTAATATCATCCAATGAATCCAAGTACGACCGTGGTCGAAAACCAACTAAACCCATTGCTAATAAACTAACATCCGATTCCAAGTTAGTCGTGTTTTTATTGTAGTACTCGGTAATTTGTGATGCTTTATTAGAAATATTCGGAAGCAATCCTTTCTTAATATCACTGTAATTAATTTTAGTCCATTCGGTAAAATTAAATGTTGTGGATGGTTGTAGTTTTGATACTGCACTCCAATAAGTGTTCTTAAATTTAACAATATTTCCGATTGTGTAAAAAGTATTTGCCTTCCATTCATCAACATTGTCTTGATTAAGAATGAAGCCTTGTGCATCCAATTGTCCATTCCAATCAAATGTTGTAAACCCAACTAATCTCACACGGTGTTGTCGTAACCCATTGACGGGTTTATAAAGCAAATCATTAAATATACTAACATTATCAATCACCAACAAATGCTCGTAACTCGTTGACCTAATCGATAAGAAATTAATAGTATTATTACCAATCGAGGCAATTTTAAAATTATTATCCAATCGTGCAATTGTATAATCATTTGGAGACATCATGACTCCATTTTGGTCTAGTACCTGTGTGTTATTGGCGTGTATATTATCAACAATTGATAATTCTTTATTAAACTCCAATGATATTGCGCCAGGATTCAAATTAACGATGCTTCCTGTCCCCCATCCCTGCGATGCCCATTTTAAGAATTCCTGAGCCATCATCCCCCAATCCAACGTGTTGGTATTTTCAGTAGTACCGAACACCATGCCTCGAGATTCCAAAAATGCACCATAACTAACTAAAAAATCAACGATGGCATCTTTATTAGTGAATACATACCCATACGGCACCAAGGTGACGTTATTAGTGAACCCATTTGGCAAACTAACACCATTTTGAATATTATTGGTGTTGTTTTTGGTACTTTGTAGAATTTCGAAATACTGCTGTGAGTTACCGTGTCCATAAACAGAATATCCATCATCGGTTTTCTGAACAATAACAGATGAGTACTGCAATTCAGACAATGGTTGGTTTTTATGTAATATTAAATCATAACTTTGGTCAGGCAATAATAACCCATTATTTGAACTATCGGGGCTACTCTTATCGGTGAAAATCTTTAAATAATTCTTATCAGTGAACGATGCCATTCTATAACAAAGTCTCACATCTACCTTGCTTAGTTGGGTAGCAATATCAAGACAACTACAACCGTTATTATTGTGATAATCTGCTAGCCAATTAATATAACTATGCTTTGGCTTCGTGGATGTTTGTATATCAATAGTTCTTGCATCGAGACGGTAGCGTGAATCATAAAGATACTGATTCATTGTGCTATCGAATGCATATATATCTCTATCAATAGATAATGCAAAATACTGCGCGGGCTTGGTCAATGCAAACAAACGTTGCAATGCAAATGGATATGAACTACTTCTTCTCCATGCATTTTCTGTTGGTCCACAATCACCAATTACCCAACTCTTTCTAAAATCAGATTGTGAATAATTTTTTACAATTGACACAAATGGGTTTAATAGTTTACCTTCACTATCAACGGGAATTATATTAGTTAACCCAACACGTTTATACCGTGTATCTATTATATTATTGCCCGGTTCTTTGATTAGTCCGCTTTCCAAATCATCCCAAAGAACTAAGTTGCCACTTGTATATGGTGCAATGCCGTACGCATCTTCCCACCATGATGGTTTTTTCGTAATACCAAGCATCTCCCACGGAGTTGTGTGGGGGGTATCGGTATCATAATAATTCTTATAAATTCCTCGCCAATGCCCTTTGAGTGCACTGTCATCTAATTTGCTACTACTCGTACTGTAGTTCCATGATAATTCGTTATTTGATGAATAATCTTGAGTTTTGTAGTCTAGTCTATTCCACCCAACCCAATTTAAAAAACTATTGGATAAAATATTAGTTGTCTCTGCATCTGTGTAATCAGTATCTCTAAATTTACCAGGAATAACATCAACATCTCGGATTGGAATCTTGCTATCAATCTTTATATTATTGTAGATTCTCTTTTCGAATTCCAATAACACGTCATCACGGGTGTCATCAAATGCAACCGTGATACTCCCATCATGTCCTTGTACTACATTAGTCGATGTTGTGTACGTGTCATCTAAGTACTTCTTAGGTTGAAATTTTGGATACAATCCCAACTTGGTAGGGGTGTTCGGAACGTACGAACCAATAGTGGTTTCGAATTCCTTTACTGTAATTACGTCATCATTTTTTAAAGAAACCAAGATATTGATATTAGGAGCATCGGATGCGACCGTGTAATCTCTACCTTTAACTAAAATAGCATTATTTAAATATACAAGAATGGCACTGTTATTTGCTTTTGTGAAGTCATAAATATTAATAATATTAAATGTACTTGTGCTAATTGGCGTTACAGTGTGGGTTGTAATGGTTGGTGTGCAACTCCCACCTAGCATGTCACTCTTATAGAATGGGCTCGATGGACTCTTACCAACATTAATCGATTCTAAAGCATTGTCCAATACGACACTAGTTGTTAGTCCATATGTGTCATTTTTGGCAACATAATCCAATATCTTAAGTTTAAATTTCTCATAAGCATTTGCGTTGAACTCAAGGGCATCAAAGAAATTAAACTCTTTGCTATGTAAAAATTTAGCCATTGGTACAATGGGTGAACTATTTTGTATAATAGTATCCCCGTATTGCTCGATATTTTTTAAATCACGTGAATTATTCGCACCACTAATCTCTCCATTTAACTCTAATAAATTTTGTGCTAGATTCGTATAGTGATTGCGAATTGTGCCCAATGTTAATGTGTCACTGTTTTCATTAAATGGATTATTCTCTAAGTTTTTAGGAACTTTATAATATGCATTAGCACTTGCGGTGTCACTAATGACACTGACATTAACTTCACTGCCAACAGTGACTGTATCGGCAAGTACTATGACTGTTTTCGACAATTCAGTTGTTACTGTGTAATTACTAGAATTAATGAACTTATTATTAATATAAACTTTAATTGATGGTGTGTTTAATCCTGTTTTTGGTACCACATCAATTATTAGCGATACGCCATCGTAATCAAAATCAAATACTTGCTCAGACATAAAGTTATCAATACGTTTTGTCCAACCATTTTCATTATTGTATGTCGTTCTGCTAGAATATTTTCTAATATAACCATCACTAACTTTCTTTGTAGATGGGGTTGTTCCGTATGTGAATGTATCAATGTGTAAATCATTTTTAAATACAATATCACCAAGGTTATCAATATTTAAAAAAGATAATGGGAAACCAAGTACTTTATCATTGTTTCCTGTGCCAACACCATAACTAAACATTTTAGTTCCACTAAATGTTGAACTCTTGTACATCGACGTGTCGGAAAGGCACAATCCATTCGAATCATATACATCGAACAATGGTGGTTGATTAACTGATGTTTTTTGTTGTGATTCTTTCCAATTTATCCCATCAAAATGATATGTCTTTCCTTGAGTGGTGTTGCCAACTTTAACCACCACTGTATCATTTATTGTCACGGTAGTGTCTTCACTCGGTGTTAACTTAACGTTAAGTACACCATTGCCTTCTAAGTCAACAAAACTAACATCATAAATTTTATTTCTAACATTATCATCTGAATCATTGGCAAATACAACACGTGCGCCATCACTGATGGCGGCGCCATCGATTGCGAATCCCGTCGACCCATTGATATTACTTAACGCATCATCTTCATTAAAATCAATTGATGTAATTGGAGTTTTACTCGCAGTGCCGAAGTTAAACAATTTGGTATTTGCATGAAATTCAATAATAGGACGGCTTGCTCTAAAGTCATTATTAAAAATAGCAACTGCATTGTTGTACTCTGCTGTTTTAGTAATAACGTCTTTGTGTACCCATCTATTACTTCTTGACCACGGATTTAAATCATTGCTTGCTCTATTAATCGTGATGAAGTCTAATTTTGTAGGTGAGTTTAAGTTACCGTCAAAATTAGTTGAATCAAACGTGTTGTAATCGAATGGTTCGGTCACACTAGTTGTGAATACCTCGGGGGTAATTAAATCAACCGATGCAATTAATTTTATTGCATCACCAACACCCTCAACGTAATATTCTTTATCTTGGTAAGAACTAGGATTAACATTTCCACGGAAAATTACCTTAAGCCCATTTGTAAAATCAACACCATTCGTACTTGTGTAATTCTTTTTTCCAACAATATCAGTATCTACATTCAGTATTATGGCACTTACTGAATCAACTAAGTTAATAATGCCAAATTTATCTGCATCAGTTGCATCCTGATAGTAAAGAACATCATGTGTGGCAGTAAGTAGAGGGATTTCTTGAAAGAATCCTACTGAATTCTTATAGAACGATTTATTACTATATGTGCTTCCGTATATAATATCAAACTTTTCAAGATTAGACACTGCCTTAATCTTATTTAATTTGATTACAGTTTCGTTATTGCTCGTTGTGTATGCAATTTGGTAAACACTGTATCTATCTACTTGGCTATCGATAAATGTTGTTTCTTCGAATGGTTCTGCTTCAAATGGTGCATCTTCATGCAAATCCAAATACTGCCAACCCAAATCTGCCGAGTTTCCTGCGGTTGTGTCTAAAAATACAATTGTCTTTCCTTCCAAATCAACAATACCATCAATATTTTTTAAGTTACTTAATAACATTCCATTAATTGCATCAAAGCGAGAAAATGTTGCTAGGTCAATTGCATCAATTTTTGTTAAGTCGTAATAAAATTGCTGATTAGTTACTTCAGGAACAGCAAATGTTACTGTGCCACCATCTTCGCCATTATTTAGAACTCCATGCACATCTCTGCTACTAATGTTAGGAGAATGTGAAAGTGTCCCCGATATACCTGGTTCAGTTTGTATAAAGAAATTATGACCTGGCTGATTAACTGAGAATGTGTATTCTCCACCACGAGCCAATGTAATTGTGGGATTTGTTCCCGATATACCACTTAAACTATATGAATTATCATTTCTAGAAATATCGAAATTATCTGTTAATAAAATATCAGTAGAACTAACATCAACACTATCAGGTCCACTAGGTAACCAATAATATTGACTATGATTTACAAATTTATCAAAATCAATCAGTGGTGACCAACTATAAATTGGGCTTGAAAATAATCGGTCATGCCTTGATATATCTGCACCCTTGGTTTTCAACGCGTCAATTATTTCAGGATATGTTATCGCACTATCAACATTGCCTTCATCATCATTGAATACAATCCCAGGTTCTAATTGGTAATTAGAACGTTCAGCGGTTGGTTCAATAACATAAGAATCACCGTTATCAATTCCCACCCCAAACTTTCTTCCAACGTACCCTTGGATTTGTTTTAATTTTGGTTGCTGAGTTAGTTGGTCTAATGTGGAACTTAAGAATTCTTTATTAGTATCAGTTTTGAATATTTCGGGTAATAAATCTACTGTTCTATTTCTTGCCATATTATACTATCCCGTTTAAATTATCGGATGTTAATGAACTAACAACATTTACGTTATCTACTGTGGTTGAGTTTACGAATATTTCATTTGGTAATGACCGTATTTCATACAAATCTCCAAATTTCTTATTAACGTCTGATGGCACTAGAACAACTGAACCAACTATATCGCCTAATTTGTTATGCAAGTATGCCGAAAGTTCAGAGAAATAGAAGGTGTCACCAAAGTCCCAATTATCAATAACAAAATAATCGTTCATTGTAGATACAACACGACTTTTTATCTCACTATCACTTACCAATGAATTTTGCACTTTAACTACTGAAATATTAGCACGCAACTCATTGCTTGCTTTGCTCCCAAACAGAGGTTTGAACTTTGCGCTGGTTAACACAATATTATCACTTAGCATTTTACTGTCTTGCAATGATTGATAAGAAGATGTCAATTCAGATATTGTCGGAATCGATGGTTCAGTTATAGTATTTGTAGTATCTTGTATATATTTTTTATACGCAGTGTGATACGCATCTGTTACCAAATAAATATCAATAATATTGGTAAGTCCCGGGTTAATTCTATTGGCGTCTGAAGTATTGTGTCGGTAATGGAATTGTAAGTCCTGTCTGCCACTCCTAACTGAAATATCACTAATCGGAACTAGTTCACACGGTGCATTATGCTTATACGTGTCGGTAACGCCACCACATACAGTAACACCAAAATCCAATTTTCTAAATTTATCATCTTCGGATGAGAAATAGAATAATTGTCCTTCGGGATAACTAGACAATACCAATGATGGGTTTGTAGCACTTGTGAATTCGGTATTCACTGTATTTCTCTCAAGTGGCATCTCTTTCTCTAAACCATCAGCATCAATCGTTGTTTGAAAAAATACTAAATCTGAAGTTTGGGAAATATCACTAAAGAAATCTGGATTGTCAGCAACACCATCATTGTCTAAATCGGTATAACTTATTTCAACTTTGAAATCATTAACAAACCCATCGGATTCAATTGGTTGTCCAATAATATCCATTTTGATATCATTACTCAGGGGAGAATTATTACTCGGTTGTGTGTTTGTTTTTAACACATTAACAAAATCATTTACAGTTTTTCCCGTTTTTGGGTCAAATATTTTATTATGTCCACTAAAGTGAAAACGAGTTTCGATAATACTAGAGAAAAAGTATTTCAATGCCCTAGTAACCACACTGTAAACATTATCTTTTGTGGTGAATTTTACAACCCAACTTGCATCAATTCCTGTGCCCGTAATGTCTTGGTTATTGTCTAATCTAAAGTCACTTGATTTATCCAAGTTAGAACTTGTAATAATATACCACGTCCCTGTAATATTATCATATCCTATACCGAAATCATTGTACAACTCTATCTGTTCCATCATCGCTTGTTCAAAGGCAAGTGGTAAGTCAGAATTAAATACATTGATGATTTCAATCGGAACTGCACCATTTGGAATGAAATTCGAAAGTGCTATTGGTCCAATGCCGTTAGTGTCATTGCCAATGCCAAAGTTCGTGCCTTCTAGTATGATTGAGTTAACGCCCGACCACACCGCAGTATTATCAGTGCTTAACAATTCATCTCGTTGCTTTAATCTATTGTTTTCATCGAAATAGTAAACACCATTGGCATCTGTGTCAGGAGTTCCAAATTTAATCAAAGCACCCGTTGTAATGTGCTTTCTATTATCAGAAACGTAACTGCCAACTTGTAATGGAGCACTTGATGTACTTTTAAAGTATCCTGTCGTTTCATTCGTTGACGTAGTACTTTGATTCCACTGTATATCAAGTGCTGTCAATGGACTTCTATTGAATTTATCATAATACAAATGCACGGTATTGCGTTCGGCAATCCTCGGCTCCACTTGGTTTCTAATTACCGTTTCAATATCATCCTTGTCATCAAAACTAAATGCGAATGATGTGCTAGTGTCGTTTTTAAATATCACACCATCACTATTGAATGAGTTAACACTCGAATACTTACCAGTAGGGTCAACTAAATCTAAATGACGGCTTGTACCAATATTACTTCTTACGATTGCTTTGCTTTTAATAATACTATTGAATGCAGTGTACGGGAAGTTATTATAATCTTCTCCATTAACCATTCTATTTTGTGTGTAGAATCTAGCAGGGGCATTTCGTTTAATATCATCCAAACTTTCTTTCGACGTTGCGTTACTAATGTTTTGAGTCAAACTTACCAAAAAAGTGGCTGTTTCTGCTCTACCATTTCTACTAATATAAGGAACTGTGAGATTGACACCAGAAATATCACCAGAATTAATAATATATTTCCTACCATTACTTAACCGAACAAATGCACGAAAGAAACCTGTTGGGATATCACCAAATACACCATCACCGAAGTTCATTGTGATTTGGTCATTTGCTCTACTAGTTGTACTAAAGAACTTACGCTTGTCTGATTCAGTTTGCTTGGTAATAGGGGCATAAATGTTTTCTACCTCCTCCCACTCATTTAATATGGTTCCATTGGTTTTATCCATCTCGTACAACCACACATCACTGTTATTAACCCCTTCGGTGTTAATATCCACATTTCTATTTGCAATTCTATCACTTACTGTGAAATCTTTATTTGTTAATGTTCCTTGTTTAAAATGGAAAAAGAATCCTGTATCAGTACTAGCAAAACCCAACTTATCATTTCTGTACAAAATGTTAAAATCACCATTGAGAACGGGCGATGGTTCATATACATTAGCATCATTGATAGTGGTGGCACTAACTGCTTCAAAATCCATAGTGGCACCGTTGACAGTTGCATTAAATGGAATCACAGGCATTAAATTACTAACTAAATTAACCGTGTACTCGTCAGTTGTAATGCCAAGAACATCGGTTGATTTACCAGGTTTTCCAAACTTTTGACTATCAACAAACATTGAGTTTAGTACTGTATTCATTTGGTCTTGCCAATCAATATTTGTAGTGTCGTTCCAACGTAATGTTACGTTTGATAAATTAGTGCCATTGAAATCAGTAATGTTTTCGGTTGTGCTTACTGAACTAACTTTTAAAAATCCACTTGCACATTCATTACGTTTAGGGGTATAACCTACTAAATCAGCAAGCCTAACCACACTATCTCTACGTTCGGCAGTATCTAAAAAGTTTTCACGTGTATTTAAGTCTTGGCGGTAACTAATCGCTTGACCCATGAACGCCATTGTGTCCAATAATGCAATGAACTCTGAACTTTCAACGTAATCGTTGAAGTCTTCTGGATGATGCTGTCTTAAATAATCTACGAAACTCTTACGTAGTGTTTCGAAGTTGTAACTTTGGAAGTCTGCTTGATTATATGTCTTGTATAAAGAACGCCAATCTTCTATTCCAAATATGCTGGTTTGTCGTGAACTAGTTGCCATAATAACGTATTAATTAACTTTACGTTATTTATGCTGTTAATAAACTGCGTATATTATGATGCGAATTTTGCCGAGTTTGTGTTTTGGTCAAATATTAAATTAATAACTTCTAAGTCTACACTAGGAAGAATACGCACATTCATTTCAATCAGAATGTTATGGTCTTTAGCAAACACATTAATTTCTTCTGCTTGTATTCTTGGGTCAGCATCGATTAGTCGTTGTATCTCTGCTTTAATCTTACGAACAACATCATTTGTGTTTGGGTCAAACACATAACTCCATATATTTGTTCCAACTTCGGGACGACCAGGCATCTCGCCTTCGCGAATCATAATTGAATTAAGTAAGTCACGCTTTACTAACTCGCTGTCAGTTAAGGTAAATTTTTTAACTTGGTTTATTGTATTGTATCCAATGTATGTTGTCATGAGTATTTAGGTGGCTCCACTTTTAAATTATTAATTAAAGTAATTACTTGTGTATTTAATGTACTTCTGTCAATTGGACTTGTTAGCCCAGGTGCGGGTTCGTTATGTAAACTATACGGCTCGTGCGTTGGTGCTCTTGTAACAATAGAACTAAGTGTTGGAGTTGCTTCCGCTACCCAACCGGTATCTTTCAATTCGTTGTCAGTGAACTTATTAGTTATGATACTTGTGGTTTTTGTACTTGCGCCTGACTTATTTAAATCAATTCTTGCACCGCCGATATCAACGTTGGCAGTTGATTCTAAATTAACATTACCAACAGAGTTTATATCAGTGCCTGTACCACTTTGAATGTTTAGTTTCTTACCAGCATGGATATTAATATCTTCGTCTGCGTGTAAGTTAATTGTACCTTGCGTTCTTACGTTTACACTATTGGAACTGTAGACATCCACTGTTCCTGATTTACCGAACTCTAACCAACTTTGCCCATTGGCATGTGTGATATAAAAACATTCGCCATCGTCTGACATTGTAATTTGATGACCAGTTGCAGAACGTATTCTTACTAGTTGGTTCTTGCCTTCTAGGTCGCCGTCATCCATAACAAGACTATGTCCACCACGTCTACCAACTACTTTTATGTCTTGTTGTTCTAATTCCTCGTTATTAAGCGTTTCCTTAATAGTAGCATCGTACATACCATTTGCGTACACAGGTCTGCCTGGTGTGCTAATGCCGTATACATTACTAGGACTTTCACGTTGGACTGTACTATTAATTGGACCACGTGTTGTATCTTCACTTAACCCTTGTTGATACATTGTTGCAACAACAGATGTGTGTTTTGGTTTGGCTTTCTCGTAAAAACGCGGGTCTTCCGATATAGATTTGTTTTTGTGATTGATTTCAGTTTCATTATCGCCAATGGCAGGAATCATATGTGTTAATCCACTCTCGGGAACACAACCTGCGTAATACCCATAATTTGGGTCACCATTAACGAAGAAGCACATGACTTTAACACCGATGTCAGGTGTAGTAAACCACATTCCATACGATTGCGCATTACCAACTGATGTGCCAACCCCCTCTGTAGTACCACTGTGTTCTACTTTTCCATAAAAAGGAGTTAAGTAACTAACTGTTCTCCAACCACTCGGGTCATTCTTATCCTGCTTTGCGAACTCTTCAATGTAAACTTGTACACGTCCATTTCTAGTAGGGTCAACGTTATTCATTACTTCAGCAATAAATGGTCCACTGTCAGCAGGCATTCCGCCTCTGTCTAGTTTGTACCCTTTGGTACGTCCCCTACTCTTTAATATATCATCAGCCATTAGTCGTCCCTGCCTTCTTGACGTAATCGCATGAGCCTATCAAAATCGCCCTCTTTGTCTATTTTGTCCATACCCCAATCTTGTTCCATCATCATGTGTGTGTCACTTGCCGCATCTAATTCATCACTGAATGCCTTCGATGCGTTAACTCGTTTTTGCCTGGCGCTCATCAATTGGTTGAAATCTGCACCTTGTTCCATCGCCCAATCTTGTTCCATCATCATGTGTGTGTCACTTGCCGCATCTAATTCGGAACTCAATAGATTGTCTTTCAATATTTCTTTCTCTGCCTTTTCCTTTGCAAGTTGTCCCTCAGTTGGAAATTGCATCATAGTTCCTTCTAATGTCTGTGTGAACTTACCACCACTTAAACTAGTAGTGATTATGTTTGCTCTGTAAATCAAACTCATTCTTGATTTACCACCTTTTCCACTACTCAAATCCCTTCCGTGATTTTTATTACCAACATCAGCGATACCACTCTTCAAGTCATAATCAACATTGGTATTGTAATTCACCGAAAACAAAACTTCACTGGCATCATAATTCACAGAACCATCATCCATAAATGGACCTAGACCGACACCACTTGCATCGGGAGAATAGAAAACCTCGCTCTGTGCTATCCAATCAGGGTCTCCAACAATCTGTAGTTGTGCGTTTGCTTGGTCTGATGGCGAGTACAATAAACTAGCCGCATTCGCCGCTCCTTCTGCCCTTCGGTTCTTTCCACCTTGTGCTGATTCAGAACTAGAATGCTGATATACCTGTTGTGTTATTTCTCTAGCATTATTCTGTAATTTTGGAATACCCATGTCACCACCAAATGTTTGATAGTACAAGTAATTGTATTCCTGTCTAAAATCCAATACCTCAGTATTTTTACCAGTGAACCAATAATCATATTCCTTATGCACGCCACGGAATCTAGTTGGTCCATAATACGGAGACCTAATATTATTAACTTGATATCTCGATATTACGTACTTAATCTCGTACGCATAATTATGTCTAATACTGTCATATTTAATTGGTGTAACCTGTGTTCTAATTTTGTACCACTGCAACACATCAGATGCGCTCTCATTCTTAGTAACCTTGCCAGTCACCTCGTCCATAGTGACTTCTTGTTGATTTGATATAAATGTACTCGCTCTAAGAATCATATCAATCGCTTGTACAATGGATTGTCCTGCTGTGAATGAAAATAATCGTTTATTCTTATCGAAAAATCCTTTATTGGTAAGCATTGATTGTTGATTCCTCACCATCATCGGTACATTATCTTTATCAGTGTGTTCACCCGTAGTGATTACCAATGATTTTCCTATGTTGCTTCCCTTCTCGAACTCGATGACATACTTATGTGGGACTTCAATTGACTTATTTTTAAGAAGTTTGCTCTGTTCAGTATTCAACGCATCGACTAATGACACGTTTTGGTCGTAAATAACATCCACTTCAGCATCATCCAATTGGGTTTCTTTAAGTTCATCTTCCTTTTCCAAATCCTCATTACTTAATTTTCCAGTTAGAACTGCACTAACTGTCTGTCCATACAATTCAGCGTTAAATGTAATAGTAGAGTTTGCTACACCAAATGGTATTTGTGTCTGTGGACATACTGCATTGCATTTGTATCTAACTTCCGCATTCTCAATTGCAAACTGTATTCCTGTAAATTGGAATGGAATGAACTTTTCGGAAATACTACTCAAGTCACTCAATGATTCACTAACACCGATGTCGCGTCCTGTAATTTGCTTACCGTTCTTGTCGTAACCATAAAAACGCACAACCATTAAATAATTCTGTGCCGCATAATTGATTCTATCTTTACTAACGCCATTGCTAATATTGTGTTCCTGTACGATACCGTGTAGTTCTTCTAAGAATGTTAATCCATTTGGTTCAATAACAGTGAATGATGTCTCGAATTGATTATGTGGGGAACTCACTGATGTACCTGAGATAAGTCCCTTTAGTTCGATGTCGTCGATATAGAAATCCTGCTTAAAGTAGTTCGAACTACGCCTTGCTCCATGATTCCCTTCGGGTGCTTTTGATATACCACCACTCTGTAAAAGTAAAGTCAAACCTTTAACCGACTTTTTTCCAGAAGAAATCATCCCTGCGTATTGTTCTACTCCCATCAAATACAAACTTACACCGTAAGTCATTGTAGCGAATCCTTTAAATGGACTTTCTTTTGGAATAATGTCTTTTTTAAACTCCTCAGCAACATCAACTTCTGATGAATTAACACCACCACTTACATTTTCTTCAGTACTATCTTTATTAGTAACTGTTTCAGTGCCTTTATCCCCAGTACTTAAACCAACTGCGTCACCTTCTGTTATTCGGTCAGTCGTTGATAATGTTGGGGTTTTTGCATTTGTTTTTGCGGTTTGTACAACATTAGGTAACAAATCATCAAGTGATGGTCTTTTATTAGCCGCTTTTTGCGAATCTTCTTGTGTTTGTGGGCCAATAAATGGTGTTTGTATTCGTGCACCGTCGACTTTTGCTTTTTTGTCTTCTTCGACAATGGCACTTGCTGAAGTTGGGGGCGGTCCTGACACGTCGCCTTTTGGTTTTTTATTTAGATATATAGTTCCTTCTAACATACTAGAATCCTAGTGCATCTCTAAGCGTATCCAATGTTGGAATGCGAATTGATGTTCCTTCTTTAAAATCAAATAATGGGTCGACCAATGTGTTTGGATTGCGTTGAGCAA